AATCGACGATATACAGAAGCCAGGTAAAGATGGTAATGGTAGATATTCATTGCGTGTTATAAAGTTTGTAAAGGGCGATACAAGAAAGTCTTGCAAGAACTTATCAACTTGGTTCTATGCTTATGGCAAGGACGGTCTCGCAGATAAGTTGTTGCACAGCTTGAAAAAAAATAGTGGAAGTATAGAGCCAGCTATTCCCCAGATAGACTGGGAGGCTATTTCAGACACACAACTTTGGAAAGAAGGGAAATACGATGAAGCCGTATTGGACGTAATGGGTCTGAAGTGGGATGGCGATAGAATCGTGGAGAATAACGGTTTTGAATAATATAATACTAACTGAATATGACCTATGATTTTATACTTATGAATCCTCCATACGGAAGTATAGGTGGACCAGTTACTACAGAAGCTAAGAAACATGCAAATAAAACTGTTTGTCTAATGCCTTTATCTTGTTACAAGAAGAAGTCTGACGAACTGTGGCGATATGTAGTTTCTATGGAGTTGGCTGACCCCAAAATGTTCGTAGATGCTACTATCACCGACAACCTTTGTATTTGTACATTGCGAAAGTCTGTTGTAGACAAGTTCAAGACATACGAAGAGCTGTCTATGGAAAGCTATGACCCAAAGTTCAAGGCGTTTTATGAAGTGAATAAACACGGTGTTGGTGATTTCAGTATAACTGGAATAGATTCTATAAAGATAAACAAGCTTTCGGAATATAATCAAGATACCGCATTCTATGTTCATTCAAGGGTCGCAGGCAATGGTGTCAATAAATCTGGATATGACGTAGAATATAATGTAAATAAATCTATTGGTATCGATGGTTTACCATTGAGTACAAGTAAAGGTCATAATAATCTTATCGGTGGTTTTATAGTCTTTACAAAAAAGACTGGTAAAGATAACTTTACATTATGGTGGTATAAAGGCGAGGGAGAGCTCGCAGATAAGTTGTTGCACAGCTTGAGAAAGAATAGTGGAAGTATAGAGCCAGCTATTCCCCAGATAGACTGGGAGGCTATTTCAGACACACAACTTTGGAAAGAAGGTAAATACGATGAAGCCGTATTGGATGTAATGGGTCTGAAGTGGAATGATGACAAGTCCGGGGTTTTGAATAATATAATACTAACTGAATATGACATATGACTTTATACTTATGAATCCTCCATATAGTCTGGGTGGAAAGATTATAAACGAAGCTAAGAAACATGAAAATAAAACTGTTTGTCTAATGCCACTATCTTGTTACAAAGCAGAAAAAAATGAACTTTATCGCTATGTAGATGAAATGGGACTGGCAGACCCAAAAGTATTTGAAGGTGCAGACATAACTAATAACCTTTGTATTTGCACATTGCAAAATCATAAGGTTAACAGATTCAAGACATACGAAGAAATGGCTATGGAAAGCTATGACCCGAAGTTCAAGAAGTTTTATGAAGCGAACAGTAAGTTGCCTTTGCGCTATCACATCTCCGAAAAGCGTAACGCAAAGGCAGAAGACTTTGATAAAGACTTAGACGTATTGGACACTAATAGATTACCTGATGAAACAGTTGGCTATATGTTTGGTGGAACTGGGTTTGGTTATAAATGGAACATTCTAAAGGACTATTCGAAAGTGAGTTCCGGTGCGAGTTGTGTTCATATGCCTTCTAAAAAAGCAAAGGACAACTATACAATATGGCTTTATAAGAAAAACCATATGGGTACATTAGCAGATAAACTTATTTGGGGTACAAATAAAATAACGGTTTCTTCTACGTGTTCCATAGCCATCCCTCAGATAGACTGGGAGACTATTTCAGACACACAACTTTGGAAAGAAGGAAAATACGACGAAGCCGTATTAGATGTAATGGGTTTGAAATGGGATGGCGATGTAATCGTGGAAAAATAAATATTTTTTTTATTTTTTTTTATCACACTTTATTTTTTATGTTAATATAAAATACATAAGAAACACTAAATGAAAGGAGAAATGAAAATGAAAAAGATTATTGGAATGTTTGCAATCTGTATGGTAATGATGGTAGTAGCAATAGCAAAAGCAACTGCCTATGAACCAATCCTTGATAAAGAACATTGTACGTACGGTAAAAGGTGGGCAAGATATGAACAGATAAACCCAGATAGAATCACAGTTACTGCTTATGGCGTTACAGTAAGTAACAACAGCTTTATTCCTGAAAAGATTGGTTTTTATATTGAAAACGAAAAAGATATTGAAACACAGGCAAAGCGTTATTATAAAGAACTTGAAGACTTTAGAAACGGTAAACGTGAATACTTGGCAATGTCTGAAAAAGATATTATAAACTATGTTCCTTTTGTTACTGAAAAGAACATGTATACAATGACATTTGATGAAATGAAAGAAAAGTTTACAAACTACTTTAAGAATATTAAAGATTTTGGTATCGATATAAGAAAGAAGCAGGCTGAAGCTGATAAGCGAATGAACGAAGAAAGATAAGGTTGTTTCACCCTTCCTTATATTTAAGCTCAATCTCTATAAACGAGATTGAGCTTTTTTAGCTTATTCAGCTTTTACAAAAAGAGTACAAGCTTCGATGATTGCACCTGCTGCAATACCAATAGCACCTACAATAGCAGGAGCAAATGCTGGCTGCATAAATGTTACAACAGCAGAAGCGATTGTAGAAATACCAGTAACTACACCTGAAACGAGTTGGAATGTTTTTTTGCTCATTTTAAGCCTCCTATTTATTTTCTAATAGTCTAATCTTTGGTACATTTTCTGGTTCTTCATAGGTAACAAGATATGATACTTTTGCTAATGCTTCCATATCAGTTACTGAATATTTTGCAAACAAGTCTGCATCAATATGAAGTTTAGTGTTGTCAGCAAAGATGTTCATATATTGTAAATCATGCCCAGCATTTATGTATGTTGGATTATAAAACTTTTTGATGTCCCAAAACTTCCAGTTATTCTTGTCATACCAGTCATAACCTTTACAAAGCTCTAAGGTTATTTCATCATCGGCAAATCCATTTAAGATATTCTTATACCATGAATCATATGAGTTGTTAACATAAGAATAAGTAAAGTTTTTGTAAATAGAATCTTCAGTTGTTGTTACTTTTGATAAGTAATCTTTTTCAGCATTCTCAGGAATCTTATCAGCAAACATAACTTTACAGATTGGCAAGAAGCTTTTCTCAACACCTGGCCAATACATTTCTCTGTCAGCAACTAACAAGCCATTTGCTTCAACCTTTTCAATACCAGCATAATCATCAAAGTTGACAAATACGTCATGATAACAAACTATATCGTTTGTTTCTCTTTGATAACGCATTGTGTAAACAACTTTTGAAATGTAAACGTTGAATATTTCTGTTTCTCTTTTATGAGGAATGTTATATTCTGTTAACACTCTATGTGCTTCATCATCTAAGGTTATTATTCTGTCAAACAGTCTTCCATGTCTGATAAAATGAACTAGTGATAAAGCATAATCATTTCCTTTAACAATACTTAAAAACTTCATAACTTAAATCCTATAGGCAACATCTACTTTGACAATACCACTGTTTCTTTTGTCAAACTCTTCACTAATAAAACGTCTTGTTATTATTGGATATGCTCTTGACTTGCAGTTTTTATCATAAAAGTGCTTAATAGCTCTCCAAGACGGAATCATAATACCTCTGCCAGAAGCTCCTCTTAAATCAGGATATTTAGCAACTGCGTTATAGAAGTCTTCATAAGAGTTGTATGTTGTATAGCTAACCAACCTTATCTTTCCATTTGAGCCATTAGTCCAATCGAATACACCATAATACTGACCAGGAGCCCAACAAGCTTTAGCATTTAATGTTGTAATCTGAGGAAAATATGATTGTGCACCAATACCTTTCTCTCCGTCAGACAACCATTTAGCTAATGAAAATACGGTAACAGAGTGTCCATATTTATCTTGTGTTATTACTGTTGGATATGAAATACAATAAGAGTACTCTGTTTTCTCAAATGTTTTAGTATCAAGTGTTGCATAAGACTGCGATGTTGATTCTTTGTTATAGATTGTTGAACCATAAACTGGGTCACCGATATCATTAGGAATAGATGCAACTTCTTGAAGAGATAATGGGTCTCTTATACCAACATTGAAAGTTTCACTGTTCCACCAATCACCTTGTAAATCACCTCTGTCTCTAATCGAGTCTGTTACTTCCCAAGACTTGGCAGTTGTTGTAATGTTGTCTCTTAACTCCATGTTGACAATGTTAAGATTACCCAAAACATCTAAATCACCAATATAAACTTTTCTGTTGTTATGTGTACCAACAATAGGAATGTTTGTTTTTGGCTTTTGGTCAACTTGTATTGTAGCACCTGACTCAAGATACTTTTCAAACTTGAGTTCAGTATATTCCTGTGTCGTAATGGTCCACTGATGTGTTTCCATTTCATTGTTAAGGGAGTCTAATATGGAGTTGATTGCTTGCTGTCCTTTAATGTTTTCCATACCAGTTAAGTGAATAGGTAAAACATTCTTAGTATTTTCAATCATTCTTTATAGTCTCCCCTGTTATTGTTACTTCGAAAGTTCCTTCTTGATTTTGATATGGAACATAAACAACTTCGATTGTGTTAGCATTTCTTGAGGATATAGTAAAATAACCTTTAAGCTCATTACCAAAAGTATTGGTTGTAAATGAATACATGTCAATAACCTCTGGTAAGTCTTTAATCAAGATATGACCATACCCAGCCAACAATGAAGTTACATCGAGTTTGAATGAGAAGAAGTATTTGTTATTTAGCCTCTTACCTTTATAATCATATACAGCACCTACTGGAGAGCCAACATCCTCAGCAGTAGGTTCTGTTTCTACTTTGTCTTGCTTAAATACCCTGTCAAGTTTATTGTACAAACTTGTCAAGGTACTATTTACAGCTTCTATTTGACTGGATTTAAGCGTTGACTCCTTCGTCAGCATTATCTTTCTGAGCATTCTTCACCATCTTCTTTGCGTATTCACGCATTGTTTCATCAGATTCAATAAGCTTCATCCATTCATCAAATGTCAATGCCTGATTAAACTTTTCATTTGATGCTGTACTGTTTCCAGAGCCTTCAAGCCAATCATCAAACTGACCAACTTCATCAGACTTAAGCTTAAAGTTTTCAATCTGAGTTACTCCGTCTCTCATTGCAAATACTGCTTCTTCTGGAATACCTTCAACCTGAAGACCCATTTCGTAGTATTTAATCAATGCTTCAGTCAATCCGATAACATCATTTGTCTGAGTGTTGATACCAATAACAGCGTTTGATGCTGTTTTAAAGCTTGTTCCCAACATTGTTATACCATACTGAGCTGTTGCTGGGTTTGATGCCAATGCCAAACCAATACCCATTTCACCAACTGCGGCTACTGCCTGTGCAGCTGCGTTGTTACCGTATTCCTGTGTCCAAGCAAATCCATCTTTATCAAGGTCAGCACCAAATACTTTATTTAACAAACCTTCATTACCTTGGTTGAGGTAATAGATTTCCTGATATGCTTTGTTTGCTCCAGGTAATACACCAAGATTCAATGCAATCTGACCAAACTCTTTTACAGCAGTAACTGCTTTTTGGTACCCACTCAAGTCAGTAGGATTTGTTGTACCTAATGTTTTACCATTATAGCTAAACATTCCATCTGTGAATCCTGTTGAAGCTTGCAATGCAGCTGATGCACTCTTCAATGCGTTAGCTTGTGCAATCTTTCCTTCAGCTTCTGCTTTAAGTTCAGGTGACGCATTAGGGTCATTGATAACGTTATTGTATGCAGCATATGTAGCACGCATATTCAAATCAGCCATCTGATTGAACTGATTACGAATATCATTATCAACACCTGTAATCTTTGAACCAGCCCAAGACTTAACAAGGTCAGCTTTTCTTTCATCAAGCCATTTACCAATGCCTGTCTTTCCTTCAGCATCCTTCAAATACATTTCAGAGGCAATCTCTGGTGACTTTGTTACCAAGTCTGTTGCAACCTGTGAATATGTCATCTTTCTACCATCAGCAGTTGTAACATCAAAGTCAGTTGCCTTTGCGATAGATGTTGCATATTCTTTATTAAAGTTTGTTCTGTTGCTGAATGTATCCTGAGTCTTTTTAAGGTTATCAAGATATTCTTTGTTTGCTTCAACCCAATCAGCAGCAGCACTCATATCGTTTAGGTTATTAGCAACCTTTGCAGTCTGTTCTTTTATTGCGTTCTGGGAAGCAATAAGACTATCAACAAGCTGTGCTTCTTCCGGGTTTGTTACTGCATTTCTAAGGGCTTCCAAATCAGATACACCTGCACCAGCAACAGCTTTTGGCGTTTCAGCTGTGTAGGAAGCCTTCAAAGCATCCTGGGCTTTCAAAAGTTTATCCCGTGCTGCCAGACTTTCTGCCTTAGCCTTTTGTGACTCTTTTCCATAGCGTCCCGCAACGATACTAGCATAGTTGTTATCTTCATGAGCTGCACCCTTAACAGAAACATTACCGTCTGCATCTATAGTTACACTTCCGTCTTTACCATAGGCAGTTACACTTCCGTCTTCACCATGAACGACACTCTCAACTGAAATACCATAGTGCTTACTTATCGTGTCCTTAAATGCCGCATCCTTAGAGTCAGAGTCTGCCACAGCCTTAGCGTGTGTTGCCTGTGCTTCTTCAAGAGCTTTCTGTTCCTTAGACTTATCACCAACCTTGAAATCAAAGTTGTTACCGCTTTCACCTTTTGTCAAAGCATCTGAAATAGATTTTGCTGCTCCTTCGATGTTACCTTTAATGAAGTCAGCCACTTTATTTGACTTATCTTCAGCTTCAACTTCATCTTTACGCTTTCTTGCTTCGAGAACATTTTCATTTTCTTTATCTTTCTGTTTTGACACAAGACCTTCAACAGCATCAATGTTTTTGTTTTCAACCAAACCAACATTTTCGCTTTTCATCTTTGCATTCTGGTTTACCGTAGACTGGTCACTGATAGTAGTTCCAGTTACTTTTGAACTTTCATTTTTAGCTGCTGCATAGTCGCCCTGTGAACCAGCAAATACACCTGATGTATATTCCTGACGTTTATTAGAACCAAATACTTCATCTACTGTAAGGCCAGAAGCTGTGATTTTGTCAGTCTCTTCACCTGATTTGCCACCTTCACCAGCAGCATTTGCAGCAATCTCTGCACCAATACTTGCAGCTGCAGTAGCACCTGAATAATCACCAGCGTGACCACCTTCGCTATCATGGTCACCCATGTGTTCGCCAGCCTTACCTTCGTTTCCGCCATCAGACGAGTCATTTCCGAATCCACCATCGTTGCGGTCATTATCGCTATCGTGTCCGAAATCTCCACCACCGAAGTTTCCGTCGTTGTCATTATCCCTTTCGTCTGCCATTCTTATTCTCCTATTTATTATGTATTTTATTTTTAATAGTTAAGCCCAGTAAATCCGGCTTCACTTATTCTATTAATCTTGGGTGCAATAGACTGAATAGAAACCTTATTTTTACTCTTCAATATGAAACGGAAAGCTTGTCCTTTATTACCCTTTCCTTCCCCTATTTCAGGGCTTACACGAATCTTGAGATAGTCATTTTTCCAAGCCGTTTTAGGAATAGTAGGAATCTTTTTAGTTTTAAAATCTGTTTCAGTTCCCAGCATCTGTGTTGTCAATGTTAAATCAACACTGCACCCATTATTAAAAAGAACCAGCTCTATGTAAGGACAGTTATAAATACCATCATCACTACCAATGTATTCTGTTTCAATATCAAGAGGCAATACCTCACCTTCTTCTGGGTTTAAGATAGCATATGACTTGTCATCAAATATGATTGCACAACCTTTAACAGTTCCTTGTAACTCTGTTGTCTTATCAAAATCTGTAAAGTATGCAGATGAAATACCATTCTGAGCATACAATGTGTCATCTTCAAATAACAAATACAATGTCTGGTCAACTGATGAGAAAGCTGCATCTTTAACATTTGGTACATTAGCAAATGATATAGCTTTTGTCAATGTGTTTGAACCAGTAAATGTATACAAGAACTTATCAACAGGTGAATAGAAATATGCTTCTGTTCCTGAGTTAGCTAAGAACTTCATACCAATAGCGTAACATACGAACTCGTTAGAAGAACCGTCACCAATGTAATAAATACCCTGACCATCATAGTAATAAGATGAACCATAAATCGTAAAGATTGTTTGTCCATAATAAGACTGCTGTGTAATGTTATACAACAAGAATGAGTTGTTGTTTTGCGTATACAATCTTACAGAGTAGTTACCTGGAAGTTCAACAGTTGATGCAAGATAGTTGATACCACTGAATGTTGAACCAATACCCAAAGGTAAAAAGATGGCAGTTGAACCAACCCACCATTGGGTATTGTCATATTTATCATCATGATAAACTTCATCGTTTTTGATAGAGTAACGATAACCAATGTCTGTACTTTTCAAGCTGTGAGTAAAGTAAACACCTAAGGCAACATCTTCTGGAATACAAGTTGTATCAGGCACCATAACTGGGGCATTCTTGTCGATTATAGCTTTATTAAATGCATCAATGTTTCTAGAGTTACAGTAGAAAGGAACTGCTAAAGCAGGTAACAACGCTGATGTTTCAGTAATGTTGTCATCGAGAGTTGGGTTAACGCCAAATCCCATACTGAATGTATCATTGTAATCGTTTCCATCTGGACACTGTAACAAAGCTAATGAACCATAGCCATTCCACAATACTTCATTGAAATAAGGAATAAAGCTATGAGCTAAGGCAATAGAACCATCTCTTTTTTCAGCAAAGATGTTAAGAGGTGCTAATATGTTTGTCTTAAACTTGTAGTCAGCAATCTTATCAACTGTAATGTTGTCAATAGTTATGTCTTCAAACTTGAATACTGTTTCATTAGCAACTAATGTATCGCCTTTACAAGCATAAACTGCTTTCATTTCTGTAGTTGGTGTTGTAATAGCAATGTTGTTTTTAGAAATACAGATTGGAAGATTGTTATACAAGTGAACTTTATAATCATCTCCTAAATCCAAGAACATTGGGAAATCATTTACCTTGAAATCGGCAGTATTTCTCCAAGTAGACCAAGCTCTGTTGTTTGCCTGTGCTTTTGTAAACAAGTGATGCTTCAACCATTTTGTATCAGTTTCTTCCTTGAACCAAACTGTACTGTTGGCAATATTGAATGTGCCATCATCGTTAGGAGTAGGTACACACCAACCATTAAGTTTACCTGTTTTCTTAATAGCCTGAGCATTAGTGTTATCCAATGTTATAGTATAAGCTCTTCCTGCATTATATGTAAACAATGTTACAGGTGTTGAGAAAATACTGAATACGCTAGATGTAATACGCCATAAACGATAGTTGAAGATACATCTTAAATAATCGCCTTGATACTCATAATCTCGACCTCTTGCTTCAATATTGTTAGTGTAAATAGAAGCATTTGGGAATATTGCTGAATAAGGGTCATCCTCTTCTGTCTGCCAATAAACACCTGGAGATGCTGATGTATCAACAATCTGCCATGCATTTGTTGCATTAAATCTTTCCATGTACATAAATGAACCTTGTTTGTCCATTCCGTAAATGAATGAGTAGTCAATAGGTGTTGGTGTTGTATAAGAAGCACCAAAAGATGCTGTACTAGAAGATAATGATGGTTCATTACCAGAACTGAGTTGAGCAACGTTTGTATCTTTTAGTGTTTGCATATCATCTTGGCTAAATCTGTCCCACTTAATCAACTTGTTTTCAAGGATTGTATAAGGAAGAACATCGGGACGAGGTTCACCAATAACTTTACCATCAGATGTAACATGACCAATAAACTCAAGATATTTACCTGTGTTGTTCTGAGCCCAGTCTTTTGAGTGGTCAGTTCCATCATGTCCAACAACCCAATATCTGTTTTCATGATAGCCATTATTTGGTTCTTCTTTGTCTGTTAAATCAAGGTTAGTCTCTGCAAAAACCTGCAATGTTTCAATGTCATAAAACTTGTTATCATACCAGAACTTACCATCTTTGTTAACTGTAAAGAAGCAGCTTTTGTACTTACCTGTTTCTTCAACCTTGTCAATAGTAAATACAACTTCATATGTACCGTTCAATCTGAAGATATGCTCTTGTGTGAGAATGTAAATGTAGTCATCAGTAATGTAGTAGTCTTTTATTTCCTCATCATAAGGAAGTTCAATCTTCTTTTTAGACTTCAATACCTTTTTTGCATTAGGTATTTTATATTCCTTATTTCTGTGAGAGAAAGTTACAGTTCCATCTTCACTTAATGATACAAGCTTAATCTGGTCACCATTTGTTGTCGGCCAACCTGCAGCATTAATACTGTGATAGTTGGATAAAAGGCCATTAAAAGGCAATGAGTTTTTAACTGCAAACTTAGGTTCATCAACTGAATGCGTTACTTGTTTAGAACCTAAGTCTACAGGAGCTTCTATTGGAAATATCATTTATTTCTTCATCTCCTATCTTTTTTGTTTTTTAATAGTTAGTTGAAGCAATAACATCTCCATTATATGTCAAGTTAATCTTATCCTCGGAACCTTCTCTTTCCTCTTTTATGAATGCATCATAACCAATGTTGTAACCACCATTAGAATAAGAATAATAACTTATTGGTGTTTTTATTCCGCTCAATGTGTATTGTCTTCTTTCATAGTCATCATACGTCATCATATAACCAAACTTGTCATACTTCATCATCTGTGCTATTGGTGCATTCCACATATAAGGAATCTTTGTATACTTTGGCTGTATCAAGATTGACGGCTCATCATCAACATATTGTAAACCAATATAAGTAACAGAGCTTCGAGGTAATACTAAAGATGAACCGTTTGCTATTGCTGCTGCATTATAAACATTCAGCATCCAACCATGTTTCATTGGAAGAAGACAAGCTGACTGTGTGCCAGGAGCTGAAGTTGCAACATACCAGAAGTCTGGAATAATCGATTCTTTATCAGCATCACAAGCATATTTGTTAGTTACAGTTCCATCAGATGAACATTCATAAACCTTAAAGTTTCCATTACCATAACATAATGCATATGCTTTCAAATCAGAGGCCATTATACAAAGAACGCCATCATCATTTACTGCTGAGAACTGAGCTCTTTGGTAAGGTTTGTTCCAAGTAGGAGAAGAACCACCATCAAGAGGGTGTGTATAAACATTTGGATAGCCAGAGTCAAAAGTAAAGAATGCATGGTTTGTTCCAATGTTAACTGTTGCTCTTTCAAGATATTCAGTATTCTTATAATAGATTAATGTACCAGTTCTTGATGCTGTAGCTAATGATTGAATATAAGGAACTGCCCAGATTGTACCATCTCTTGTTTTATGAAGTTCAATAAATGAGTTGGCAGTAAATGTTAACTCTGAATAAATCTGGTCATAGTTGAGTGAGCGACTTGCTGATATTCCTGTTTTATCAATATACCAAACTTTGTTTTTCATTACGGCAGTACCCCATTCTGCCGCGTTGTCTGATGCTAAACCAGTATTAATACCACAATCCAAAGTAAAGAATATCATGTGGTCATTTTCAACAAATCTGAACATACTTACTGGCCTTAAAGTTCCAGTTGGTGCAGCAGCTCCATTTAGCATCTTTTCATAGAATGAGAATGCGCCATTTTCACCTTCTTCAATAAATACAACTCTTGCCTGAGCACCAGATGCAGTATTAGCAACATACTGTGCACAAGCTGGTCTTCCATTTGAATCTGTGTACTCAAAGTAGCTATTTGGAGCAGTTGCACCTGTTGTCATATTTGTACAAGCAAACTCTTCCAAAGCTCCACTTGGTGATATTCTCAAGAATCTATTGTTACCCGATTCTTTTATGTACCAAGCAGTATCCGTTGCCATCAAAGACAAATGAGCGCCTTCAACAGTTGTTGGAAGAGCTACATAAATAGCTTTAGTTGGGTCGAATACATCTAATGGGTCATCTGCATTTCCACCAATAATGACTGCACGGTCTGCTCCAGCTGACGACATGTTCCAAGGCATAATACAAATACGTTTAACTGTATTGCTTCTTAATGATTTACCACCCCAGAATCCAGCACATCTTGTTCCAGCAGCAAATGCTTCAGTTGGTGTAAAGCCTTGGTCTACTAATGTTGACATATCAATCTTACGGCTGAACTTACCATCTTTAAGCTCCAATAAATAAGGAACCTTTGAACAGAACATATAAACTGTGTCTTGCCATTCTTCTGGGCAATATTGAGGATTAAAGCCAAAGAAACAGTTTGCCATTGCATAAGCTGTATTTGTGCTTGCCATATCTAAATACTGATTTTCAATAACATTTACTTTTCCATTCTTATCAAGTGAAGTCAAAACAAGATGTTCATTAGCAGCACCACCTTGTGAGCTGAGGTTGTATTTTACATATTGATAGTTCTTTGTAAAGAATGTATATTTTGCTGGGTTGTGACCAAAGCCTTCATGCCAAGCATAGTCGTAACCTAAACAACCTGTGTATGAGATAGCTGATGAGCTCATTTCATTTACTGGGCTTCTTCCGAATCTGAGCTTGTAATAATACTCACTGGTTGGTCTATCAACTGAATGACTTAAACCAAACTTGTTTACTTCTGGTAAAGCTACACCGTTTACTTTTATATCATCACTGTTCAACTCAATCTTTGGTGAACTGATTGAAACACCATTCTCAGAGTTGTCAATAACAGAATCAGTTTCATCATCAATATGTACAGTGTGTTTAACAGTATTGCCTGCTTCTGACATTTCAATCCATTCGTCATTCTTTCTAACATAAGTTTTATCATCGATTGGATTCATATCAACTTTATTAGGAAGGGTATCTTGGATACCAGTAATAGCCGCTGTAATGTCTGATATTTCACCATCAGTTTCTGTCATATAGTTGTCTAATGTTGTATCGACATCTGTAACCCTTTCATTTAATGTTGCCAAGTCGCCGTTGATACCGTTTATAGCATTATCAAACTCAGTATGTGAAACAGAACCAACAGGCATATCAAATGTATCATATTCTGTTCCGTTATAAATGTAAACTGTGTTGTCTTTGATATAAACATCACCTGTGTCTGCAGTTACAGGTAACTCTTCTACTTCACCTTTGTATGTAAAAGGACCAGTGAAAGCATCTTCTGTCAATACTTTTTTACCATTTACAGTAAGACGGCTGTTAACAATATTGACAGCTTCTGTCAAGAATACAATCTTGTCATTGACGTTTGGTGTTATCACCTTTGCTGCATTTACTATATCAGCATTTACTGTTTCAGTATCAACAGTATGAAGCTGAGTTTCAATATGCTCATTAAGCAAATCTTCTGTATCAGCTTCTTTCTTAGATAGTGCTTCCACTTCCTGTCTTAAAAGCTCAACAATGTGCGACAAGTAACTGTTGCTCAATGTTTTGTCTTGGTCTTTTAAGTTGTTTGTCAATCCATTTAACTTCATTGTTTATTTCTCCTTCGGTCTTTCTTCGTTTGACCTCTGTATTATTTACAACTCAACTGATGATACAACTTCATCTTTGTATGTCAAGTTAAGGTTTGTTTTTTCATTATTAATCTTTTCTTTGTAACAAGCAGATGGAATATTGAGACCATCAGTCAAGTTTTTGTATGAAAATGCTGGTAATACATCTCTCATAACCAACTTGCGTTTTGAGTAGTCATCATAAGTTAATAAGTAACCGTAGTAATCCCAATAGTTTCTTGCTGGTTCACCGTTTCTTGGATAACCGACAAATGTCATCATCTTTGGTTCATCTGTTGTTATTTCACCATCAGTAGTATAAACAGGTGATACGTAAACTAAGACATCATTGTTTGTTCCTGTCTGAACAATCCATCCGTGTTTCATTGGTCTAACATTAAGTTGTCCTAAATCAGATGGTACTACCGGTTGGTCTGTGATTGCTCTGTACGCTGTTGCTGGTCCTGAACCACCTACGTTAATGTCCCAAGAATAAACAATACCATTACCATACATAATAGCAATCTTATTACCTGATGCTGATACAACCAACATATAACCGTCATCGTTTACTGCTGCCAATCTTACCATATCAATATAACCAGATGTCAATGTTGATGAAGCGGAGTGCATTGTATGAAGGTCATAACCACTCATACCAGAGTAACAAGATAATGATGGTGGATAACTAACATTATGAAACTCAATATTTCCTACGTCTCTTCCACCAGGAGTATATACTGAATAATCTTCATTCAGTACATATTTTATCTGACCACCAGTTATCGTTGAACTATAGCACAAGAAGTAAATAACTTTATCTTTTGTTAATGCCATATCAATACGAGCATAAGCATCAGATGTGTTATCATAGAAATCAATAGTACGACCTGTCAATGACCTCTTGTCATAAGCAACAAGTTTACAGTGATTAGCTGCTGTATCATAACTTATTGCACCTTCACCAACGTTTGCTCCACAGAATGATGTCCAGAAGATGTAGTAATCATTTTCAATAAATCTGTAGAATGAAGAAGACCAACCGCCATAAACCATACTAGGTACATTAATCTCTCTACAAGTTGTTGTGTCACCTTCTTCAATAAAGATATGTTTTAATGCGCCAGAAGTTGCTGCAACAAATGTACTGAATGCAACTGCAGGTCTTCCGTTCTTGTCAATATATTCAAATCCGTTAGCAACACAAGCTCTCAATGTAGCATTACTTAATGTAATCTCAGAAGCAATACCATTAGGTTGAATCTTCATGATTCTTCCTGTGTTATCTTCCAAAGCATACCAAGCTGAATCAGTTGCATAAAGATTGATTATTCCATTAGGAAGAGGTGCTGGTAATGAAACGAATATACATCTTTCCTTGTGGAACTCATCAAGAGGGTCATCTGCATAACCACCAATAATCAAAGCAAATGTTGCACCAGAAGCTGTTGAAGCTCCGACATAACATATTCTTTTAATGTTTTTATTTCTTAAAGCTTTACCACCAGATGTCATGTAAGACCAACCTGTTACAGAGAAGCCTTCAACTGGCGTTGCTGAGTAGTCTGTCCAATAAATAGAGTCTTGTCCAACATATTCACCATTATCATACTCAAAGATGCGTCTGTTTTGATAAACTGTTACACCTTCACTGTTCTTGAGAGATATCAACCACATCTTGTTTTCAAATCCCTCTGGACAATATTCAGGATTAAAAGCAATCATTGATGCTTGAGCAAATGCATTAGGATAGATTGCAAACTCACGAGACGTTTCCAAAACTTTTATCTTACCATTCTTGTCTTGAGAATACAATATTCTATTACCCCAGTTTGTTGTAAATGCTTTTACATATGTATAGTCTTTTGTACTTAAAACACAGTTCTGGTTAAGACGAGCTCTACAGTGATACTGATTTTGTGTTACACCAGAAGCTAACAAGCTCATGTTAACGTTTCTTGTTCTAGCAGTTGGGTCTTCATAGTATTCCATGTTGTACCAATACTTTTCAGTTGGCTCTGTTTCAGTTTTTGTTAAACCAAAGTCCGCCGCAACAGGAACGTCTGAACCATTTACCTTAAACTCTTCTGTAGTAATATCAACTTTTGGAGAGCTAATAGAAACGCCTTCTGTACTATTATCAATAACTGAGTTGGTTTCTTCATCAATAACAACTGTATGTGCAACTGTATTAGCTGCTCCTGTTAATGGAACCCATTCATCGTTCTTTCTTACATAAGTTGTATCATCAACTGGATTGACATCAAGTTTATTAGCCAAAGCTTCATCGATTGTATTAATGTGAATGCCAATACTTGATACAGCAATATCCAAATCATGTCTTATGTCTGGAACTGAAGTTTCCAATGCGTCAACTCTTGTGTCTAAATCATTAATAGCTTGATTTGTTTGTGTTTTATATTCATAGAACTCAGTCTGTGATACTGTACCGATTGGCATATCAAATGAATCCCAATCAGTTCCATTATAAATATAAACTGTGTCTGATACAATATAAACATCACCTGTGTCGGCACTTTCCGGAAGTTCTGTTACCAAACCTTTATAAGAGAAAGGACCTTGAAATATTTCATCTGTTATTACTTCATGTCCATTGATTTTGAATGAATCTGTGATTGCTTCAATAGCATTTTGCAAGAAGTTGATTTCAGCCATGGCAGTACCAGCAGAAACCTTTGATACATAAGCTGCTTCACCATTTAATGTGTCAGCTGATACTTCTTCTGCTGTAACATTTGTTGCTGTTACGTCTACTGTATCAACTTCTTCTTTCTGCTTTTCATCGTGTTCATAAAAGTCAGTTGATACTTGGCTAAGTTGTGTTTTGATTGTTTCAACTTCTTTTCTTAACAACTCTACAATATGCTGAAGATATGATGTTGAAAGAGTTTTGTCACCATTCTTCAAGTTGTTTGTCAATCCATTTAACTGCATTATTTAATCTCCTTAAGTGTGTCTTACGTTTCACCGCTGTTTTTGTTTTTTAATAGTTTATACACGGAACGTCAAGTGATATCCATACTTTAATGCATCTGCAATATCTGAAATACCGTTTTCGTGATTGAACTTATCATCGACCTTATAGATAACAGCTTGTCGTTCACTATCAAACTGCCAAGAAGCAATGTTGAAAGCATTATCAACTTCCGAACCTTTTATAAAGTTAACTTCGCCAGTTGCACACGCAGTAGACAAGTCTTGAAACTGTTGTTCTTCATATAACTTTTCTGCATTAGAAATATTATAGAATCCAGTATTATAGATATCACGTGTAACCTGTTGGTGTGAAGTATCTGCAACTGCGTATTGTTTATCTTTTGGTATTTTCCATTCAGATTCAATACGCTTTGAAAGAACATTAAACTCTTTTACTATTTCTTGTCCGGCTAAATGATTCTTTCTTATGATATCAACAACATACCATTTCTTGTTTAGAGAGTCCCTAATCATTGGTATAAATGCGTTGAAGTCTGAGTAGCCATAATCCATCCCAATAACACAAGCGTCAAATGTTCTGTTCTTAATGTCATCAACTGTATAATAAGACTTTGTTGGTATAATAAGTCTGTTAGAATCATAAACAACTTGTCCTAAATATTCACGTCTATATGTAATGTTGTCTTTGTCCCAGCCGTTATCTTTCAATACATCTTCAAGAGCATCTGCAGGAATAGTTGGGTTGTCAGCCATTGTAGCTGTATGTTTACTCCATGTTACATCATTGATAACTTGTTCCCAAACACCACCAGCAGTAATAGGACCGGTACCAGACAATATCATAACACCATTTCTACCTTTAACAATAGGTTGTAAGATTGATGTTATTAAATAGCCTAAACCCTGATGAGACTGTGATTCATCAATAATAAACATTGAGCTGTCTTTACCTCTGAGCTTTTCTCTTTCAGCTTTAGTGCTATTACCTGCTAACTCTATAAATGAGCCATTAGCAAAATCAATACGATAAGCAGAGTTGTCTATTTTAAGAGTTGGGATTTTACATCTACTTATTTCATCTTTTAACAACTGCCAAACGTTGTTAGCTGCTTTCTGTATGGTCAAACCAATGTATACTGCTGAACGTGGTTTCTTTACTATTCTTCCGTCTATTTCGATATTGTCATAGCCTTCATTACAATGTTTAAGCATTAAGTCAACAATAACATAAGACTTACCAGAACGTCTACCACAAATCAAATCTATTTTCTTTGAGTAGTCATCGAAAACAGCTTTCTGCCATTCAAATAAGTTTTTACGTAACAAATACTCAATAAAGTCTTTATCGGTTGCTTTCTTGTTATCACGATATTCTTGAACTTTGTGAGTAATATCCATTATGTCTTTAATGTGTCTCAAATCAGGTTGACCTTTAGCCAACTTCTTTTCGATAGTATCAAAATCTTTCTGTATTATTTTACCAAGATGAGACGTGCCTGATACAGTTCCTGTTGTGAAATATTCTGCTAATGAGTTGTATAAACAATCAACTGCATCAAAGTCTTGATATAGAATGTTATTGGCTCCAGTTATAGAGCCATTAGGATTTATCTGCGTTTTTGAATCAACTATTATTTTCTTTGGTCTTGCCATAAGTGTCTCCCTTTTACTGTAAAAAGTATGTCGACACTCTCAATGTTTGTCCTAGCCCAGGTGCTTTAATCTTGTTATCATTTATCGAAACTTGATAGTTGAACCCACCTTCATCAACGGCTGCAACAACCATGTCTGGGATTGCAAAGTTGGTAATCTCAATATCAGTGTTATAAGAAAAGTTGAGTTGATAATAAGGACCAATCTTTATGCTATTATTGTCAATAGCGCCATCAATGAGAATGTCTTGTACGTCATAATGCCAATCAATCACAGGTGTTTTAATATTTCTAACTTTTTCATTTATCTGAGAAAACGCAACATTTAAGTGGTCACATTCATCAGGAGTGAAAATACCTGCTTGTCTGTCAATAACTTGCCTAATCATCTATTTTTAATAGTCAAATAAAAAACCCCACAAGCACGACGCCTATGGGGTAAAAGATTATTGCATTATTCTGCTTAGTAACATTGAAGCCACGCTTATTCTTCTTGGCTCATTTCGTATTCCAAGTTTTTTCTTCAAGAACAATAGTCTTTTATGGTTTTTTTCAATCAAATGATACTTTGTCGAGCCATATAGTGCTAAAGCCTTAGCTTCTACCTTTTTAAGTTCTTTTTGTAATCTTCTTTTATTCATTTACAATAGTCTCCTCTAATATGATATTTAGTAGCCATATTAAAGGAGCTTCATTTTTTAGTTAAATACAACCTTACCAATAGCAGATGTATCACGGATAACAAAGTTACCGTAAAGGTGTGCTGCGATACGGAATGTTGGACCTACTTCGTCGTCCTGACCCTGTGCAATAGTAAAGAGCTTGTCCATGTTGAGCTGAACGTGAGGGTTGTTACCGATTCCAGCATCACCAATAGATTCAATGTCATACTTGTCGCCATCTTCCTTACTTGTAACTGGTCTGATAACTTTTTCAATGTTGTTAAGACCAATGAATGTAAAGTCGTCAAGGTTAATCATGTATGCTACACCTTCCGGACAGTATGGGTCAATGATTGCTTTTCCAGTGAATGCATCACCGAAAGCAACTGCCAAAGAAGAAACACCTTTTGTTACGTGGTTCTTTTCGTTACCCATGTTTGCACCAATCCAGTAGTACTTGTCAAGACCAAGTGCCTTTGTAATCTTGTCGTAGTCGTTGTTATTGATGATAAGAGATACTTTGTCACCAAACATTGTGATTTCCTTCAAGAGTTCAACAAGTGCCTGTGCCATTTCTTCACCAGTTGCGTTAGCTGATGTTGCAACAACCTGTCCTGCCAAGTTGTCCCAAGCTTTTGCACGGTTAACTTCACGGAACATTGCAGTTGTGTTATCACGAACTGTTGGGATAAAGTCTTCAAGTCCATCAGGTCCCTGGAGTCTTGTACCACGTCCATTAAGAACAACTAAATCACCAGCAGTGATTGTTCCAGATGGTGTACCAGAGAATGTGATTACACCCTTTGATTTTCCTACAACTGTAAGAACAGCGGCAGTGTCATAATCTGCAAGAGTAGATACAACACGGAAACGTGTACCAAGGTCCATCTTGATTGCTGTTGAACGTTTAACTGTGATTGTTGAACCAGATGTTGATTCAACTGTACCAAGAACACCGTCTTTACCAACATACATGTAAGTTGCCAATGTTTTTGCCAAACCATCGAAACAACCAGACATCTTGTTAGCAATAAGGTTCATGTAAGCAGCACGGTTTGATGGAACAGAAATGTCTGTTTCTGGCTGGGTTACATCAAAGAAACCTGTAAGGTGACCATATTTACCAACCCATTCTTCGTTACGAACACCTACGTCTGGGTTGTTTGTGATAGAGTTATAACTTACACCAAAGTTACCACCGTTAGAATACTGTGATGCATAACGGAAATCTTTTCCACCTTCACCAGATTCTACCTTCATCAATGCTTCAAGCTTTGAACCAACATTCTTAGCATTTGCAACGCCAGAAAGGAATACTGGTTTCAAGAGCTTCATCATCTCATCATTAGTTATTAAAGCCATTTGTTTTTTCTCCTATTTATTTTCTATTATACTCGCTAAACTCTTTTGCAAGTTCTTCTTCGCTTGGCAGTTCGACTGATTCCTCAGCGACAGTGATGTCTTCAACGGGTGCTTCACCTTTAGAACCTCTGATAGTGTTTAGTCTGTTTTTAAGGTCATCAATAGCTGCCATAACAACAGCTTCTTCATCGAAGTCTTCTGAGCCATAACCTTCTGTTTCCTTGAGCTTGTCATAAAGCGAACGACGAGCATCAAAGTCATCACCTCTGAGGATAGCGAGGTCACCGGCAACTTCGTCAATAGCAGAACCATACTTTTCACCGAAAGCTGCATAGTTTTCGTTGTCAATGTATGTATTTGCTGCTTCCTTTAACCCACCAATAAGTGTGTTATTTACACTGTCTTCCAAAGCATTGATTCTTGCTTCAAACTGCTTCAAAAGTGTATAAAGTTTCTGTTCATCTAACATATTTTCAAACATCTCCTGTTTTTATTTTTAATAGTAGTGTATTTTAACTGTGATACTGTTTATATCTTTCATCGAAGGAAACATAACCAGTAGAGTTCCTTTTAGGTTTGAATGTAATCTTTGTCCCATTCGTTTCCACAATGATTTCCCTATCTGTATCCTGTGCCAGCTTTTCCAGCATAAGATAATCCACTTCTGACCTTGCCAATCTCTTTTCTGCTAAAAAGAGTTCTCTGGCTTGTCGTCTTAGTTCTAATGCTTGTTTCAAATACTTAAACATTCTGTTCATCTCCAAAGCTCATAGTCTGTTGTGGGTTAGCCATTTCTTCATTTGGTTCAACATTACTCATTGGGTTAGATAGTTCATCTGCAATAGATGCTGCTGCACCAACCTGATTATTTACAGTTAAGTCTCCTTCGTTTTCTCCGCCCTGTGGTTCTTCCAATGTGTCTTGTTCTATAAAGCCTTCTTCATCCATAATGTCATAAAGCTTATCTTCAAGTTTAGAAAGATTTTCAATCTGCTCATTGATTTCTTTATCGCCTTTTTTATCACCAGATAATGAAGCATAAAGTTGGTTCTGTGTCTGTGATATGTCTTTAGCCAACTGTTCGTAAGATATAAACTTTGGAATATCAACATCTTCGCCAGCAACTGCTTTTTCAATAATGTTATCGCAAGCATTATGTACTGCCTGTGCAAATGAATATGCCTCTTCAAGGTCTGGGTTATCAAGAAGCTGACTAATCTTTTCAACACCAATCAACCCTGCTTGAGACAACTGACTAATCTGCTTAATCTGTTCTGATGGCTGCTTTGATAAGAACGTTGCAGCTGAATATTTAATCTTAAATAAACCTTGTTCTTTTAACAAATCTTTCCATTTCAAAGAAGACGTGTTTTCTGATATAGGAAGAATGTCTGCGTCTGGTGGAAGACAGTTTATGTACATCTTGGCAATGTCTGTATACATTTCTATAAATGAACGTAACTGTGTTTCAAATCTGTCAGATTCAATATCTTCCAATGTTGCCATTGCTGCCCCGGATTCTACTCCAGTAGGATTCTTACCAGCAGTAGATAGCTGTGAAAGCCCTATTGATTCTTTTGCTTGTTCAATAAGGAATGTAAGTTGTACTCTCCACTCCGGGTCAGATGGAGCTGGCTTTTCGTGGTCAACTGGTAATGTATTCATTCCAGGTGGAAGTTTAATCTTGTATGTAATACCAGTTTTGTTAGAAAGGTTTTCTGTATCAAGTGAAGAACCTTCCAGAACATAAGTTGTACTGGCTGGTGTAAGTTGAGATGCTGCTGCAATCTTTTGACAGAGCATATCAATCTGAACTTGACAACCATTAAGTTCTTCTACGATAGATGTTGTTTTACTTCCAAACACCGGTGCACAATAATGAATAGAAACATAAGGTAATACATCTGCTTCATACTTCTTTTCATTTATAACCTTAGCGTTAACCATTTCATATGCTTTATGTTCTTTCAAGGAAATATAAATACAATACTGAACATAGTCCATAAACTTTTCATCTTGTTTTTCTAATAAAGAAACTGGATAGTTGTTAAACTTTATCAACATGTCTGTTGGTTTTCCATATGCAGATTCTGTGCTCTGAATACCAACTGTCCAAGGTTTTAATACTGAAAGACTATAAGTGAAAGGATTAAGGAATACAAAGCCTTCACCACAGATACATGCATCCCTAAAAGCTTCGGACACCTTAGCATTTACGGATTCTACATCATAAACATAGTCAAAAAACTGTTGTGCTTGTTTCCTAACTTGTTTAGTTTTATATGTTCCGTTCATTGTACTGAAATAAGGTCTACACTTCTGATTGCTTATCTTAGATACCAATGTGTCAATACAAGACTTTATAACATTGATGTTGGCAGGCTGTTTCAAGTCACGGTCTTGTGGTAAAGCCCAACCAGTATTAAAATAAGTATATTCGTTAGACGACCTTAAATCAAATGATGGGTCATTAAGATACCTTGACACCATGTACTGGTGCTTTGGTACGTTATTATCTATAATGTCTGATAAAAGATTTATTCTTATCTTGTCCATGTTATTTATTTTCTCCCCTCTGTGAGGTTGCATTTTGAAGTATGCCTTGTCTAAACTTTGCTTTTTTACTCTCTGTTGCCTTATCAATCACGGGCTTAACAGGAGTAGTCTGAACTTGTATCGCATCTTCAACTTGTTTAGGCTTAGTTTTGTCGTTTACACCTCTAGCCCACATTTCTCCAATACTCTGCATTCTACTCCTATCTCCTTATTATTTAAACGGATTAACAATGTCACCAACCGAACCTGCAACATCACCGATAGCCCCAGTAACTGTTTTAACACGGTTCCAGTTCTTATCAGCCGGAGATATTCCCTGTTTTGCTGCAAGATAGGTTGCAAAGTCTGATGGACTGATTCCAGAATCTTTAAGGTCTTTAATAAAGCCGCTGTTCTGGAACTTCAATATGTCAATAGCAGAACCAGTTGATAAAGAATCTTGAAGCTCTGCAAACTCTTTCTTATATTTCTGTTCCAAATCTGCAAACAGTAAACGGAAGTTGTTATCTGCTTGAAGTCTTTTCATGTCGTTCTTGAATGTATTTTCATCACGACGGATTTCTGCATTTGTTCTTGTTTCAATAAGGTCTTTTTCATTCTCTTTCTGTGTTTTAAGAATGTCTTTCTGTGCAGCAGTTGCTTGTGAGTGCTTTTCCTGTGCTTCCAAAGCTTCCTTATTTTTAAGTGCAACATTACCAACATCAATGTCAGATTTAACTGCTTCAACATTTCCGGCAGCACCAGATTTAATGTTCATGTACTGGTTTTGTAAAGCTTGAATCTGTTCACGGTTGGCGTCCTTTCCAGTTATAGTTCTAAAGTTAATAGGTATAATAGGAACACCCATTGCAATACCAAGAGCAGATAGACCAACAGAAAGTAAAGTTGCCCAAGTTTCCCAATCCTTTTTTCTATCAGTTGGTGTTAAAACAAAGTTACCGTCTTTGTCGTATTTACCTGCACCCATCTCTACCAGTTTCTGTTCATATCTTGTTACTGCGTCTGATGCTTTCTTTTCATTTGGCTTTCCGTCCATACCCAAAGTCTGGTTAATAACATTCTGGGCTTGTGGGACTGAATCACTTATTTTATTTACCGTTTCAAGAACATCTTCTGCAGTAAAGTTGCCTTTATCATCTGAAACATATCCAAGTTCTTTCATTCCTTGAACTGTTTTTGGACCAACTTCATAATCTTTATTTTCCCTAAGCCAGTCTGCAATATAGCTTCCAGTGCTCTGACCGTCTTTCTTGTTCTTTTCTGCCCAAGCTTTTACATCATTAAATGATGATGAGCCAGTTGGCTTGGAAACAGTCTTATTCTGTTTAGCTTCTATTTCGTCTGCGATAGCACCATAAGCATTTTTTGTGTTGTTTTCGAAAGACTTTTTATTAGCTTCCCATTCTTCTTTTGGCATATACATTGTTCTGCCATTAACTGTTTTACCATATTTCTTTTGAGCTGATTCATATGTTGGTTCAGAATACTGGTTCTTATCTGAATCACTTATGTCTGTATAAGATTTTCCTTTAAACTTATCTGCAACAATGCTTTCTGACATAGATTACCCCCAAAGACCCCTAAGCATTGATGATGCAAGAGCAGAAGCCAAACCCCATTGTCTGTCCTTTTTCTTTTCTTCTTTCTGTTGTTTCTGAGAAGCTTCAAACTGTTTCTGATTCTGAGCTCTTTCTTTTTCTCTTGCTTCTTCCGATGCAACCTGTGCAGCAGTATTTAATCCTCTATCAATACCTTCATCATACCCCTGAGCAACAGCATCATTAGCTGCTTGTGCACCAAGTAATGCCTGAGTCATTTTACTGTTATTTGACATTGCGGCCGCTTGCTTAGCTGCTTTATTTGCAAGTGCTGCTTTATTATTTGCTGTCTGTCCAGCAACTTCTTTAGCTTCATTTATTCTTTCTTTTGTTTTTGCCATTGAGAGTTTTCTCCTGTTTTGTTTTTTAATAGTAGATTTATAGATTTGGCAGTTTTGGTAACATAGGTGATAATGACGGTGCTAATGGTGTATTAGATGAAGAAAGCAATGCTAAACCAATACCATCATTGGCTTTGTTTTCGTCCATTAAAAGCTTCATGCCCATAACATTCCTAAATGTTTCGTCTGTCATCATGTTTTCAAATACTTTTGCAGTAATCAACGGATTATTGTCAAACATTTTACTCCCCCTTATGAATAATCTCTATCCCAAAGATTTGCTAATGCCCATCTCCCCTTAGAGTCTGCTTCACTAAACTCTTTTGCCATTTCTGGTGATATGTCGTGATAAGTTGCTTTAAAACCATCCCTGTATGTAACAGTCAATGTAAGGTCTTTACTGTTATAGTCTATAATCTTTACTAAAGAAGATGGTTCAGTCCCTTTATGGATGTCTGGTGCCCAAGATTTTGCATCCCCATCAAACAGTCTGTGAGGAACTTTGTCTGCGTCCTTATCTACTGCATTACCAATCTGAACAACTTTGTCCTTTCCTTTCCCATTGTTAATGGCTTTCCACATTTTAGGAGCCTTTACGTCCCAATCTAATGTTTCAAATGATATTCCAAACTTTTTCATGTCTCCCTCTCATCTTAAACAATGTCGTTATTCATTCTTGTTACAGTTACGTTATCTTTTGCCAAATGTCTTTCAAACGCTACTTCTGCGTCTGGAAGCAATACTTCTGTTAGATACTGGTTTTGCACACCATTAAGTGATGTAAGAACAGCTGCTACTTTATAGATAAGTAACTGAAAGAATGTATTAGACGGATAGTTAAGTATTGTATCTGGTGTAAATGAAGTATAATAAATCAATCCATTTATGTCTTTCCAGATACAGCCTTTTCCAGTTATAGCATCAGTATCAAACCCTAATACTTCACCGTATGTTTCTTTTCCCTTAGCTTCATTCCAGTTAAGTTGGTCTGAACCTTCAAATCCATAAAATATAAAACTTCGATTATCTGAATAGTTTACTATAACATACGGGTCAGATACTCTTACAGAAACAATATCTACATCTTCCCTTTCAAAGATATAAGTAACGTCGGTTTCATTATATGTTAATGTTTTTTCTACAGGGTCAAATATAAGGTGTGAATCTTGGAAGAAGTTTGATTGTGGAACAAATGCCTTTGTAACTGATTCCATGTTATTAAAATCAAAGTAAAGTTCTTTATCATCTGTATCTCTGTAGTAAAAGCCTTTGTCTGTAACCAAACCAACTTCTTTCAAGTTGCTAATGTTAAGTAATAATGGCTTATCCGGAACAGTTATAGTCTGTGGTAGAGTTGAATACTTGAGTGTAAATGCGCCACCATTATATTTTATTTCATTATTTTCTATGTGATATGTTCTGGGTATGTTCTGCTTAACAGTGCTTTTTTCTATTAGTCTTTTATCTTTATAAAGTCCAATAATGTGATAACAGTCATCTGGGATAACATAAGGCTCCAGTTCCATTTCGACTTCTTTTATGTTGGCACCGTTTGCTAATACAATACGGTCATATAACTCTTGATACAAAGAGTTCAACAATGTTGTACTTAAATCAAAGTCTGTCATATTTACATTACTTACGTTTCCTATTACTTTTGCTTGTCTTATTATATCCGATGCGCAGTAAGTTACCATTATATTCTATCTCCTTTTTAAGCTCTTTATAAAATCTGCTGAAAGCTTATCTCTACTTATTTCCTTTTTTGCACTGGTCAAGTCTAAAACTGCACAGTATGCAATAAGCCATTCTTTTTCTTTTTTACTTAATGTTCCTGGCTTCCTTAACATCAATGAAACCCTTGGGTCTTCCAAGAAAGCAGCAGGTAACTTCAACTTTTTTAGATAAACATTTCTATTTGTCAAAACTTTCTCCCTATAAGATAACCGGTGACAAAGCTAACAGGAATAGCTATTGTCGATAATCTTCTCCAAAACTTCAACCTCTTTTGCGACTCCTCGTAATCTTTCGATAACCCCTGTAAGTCCTTCGTTACTACTTGATAAGATGTCTCGACACTCTGTAAGTCCTCTTCTGACTTCTGTAATCGTTTCTCTACTTCTTCGTAGTTCTGTTTCAAGTTTTGCAACTCTGTTGCTTCCGCTTCGATTCTTTCTGACAGTGTAGGTGTACAGAATATACAAGGTTGTAGCAATAGAATACAAAATAAAAAACTTAAGCATCTCTTATTCATCCTTTTTGTCCACATATTTCTGCAAAACATTAAAACCAGAGTAAGAAGCCCAAATACCGGCTAAAACATATCCGATTTCTTTGAATGCAACACGATTCCCAATAACAATAATGTAAAGCAATACAATAGCTGCAATAGTTACCAGAACCTTACTTGACGTTAACTTAATGAAAAGTCTATATAACACATCTTTCATTTTATAACTCCTTTTAGTATAGCAGTTGTTAAAGCCGCAATAGCAGTTGAACCAACGATACCAAGTACCCATAACATTATTTTAATCTTGGATTTAACTATTGCCAAGTCCGTTTCAAATGCATTTATGCGTTCAGACTGTTTTTCAATAGGTTTACTTATGTCCAAGCTATTGATTTTGTCTGTCATTTCTCTCACCGACTCCTTAATGTACTTTATATCTGTTTCAATAACCGCTAATCTTGTCTCTGTTGATATCTCTTCACCCATAGTATTTTTAAATCCTTATAAGTTATTATTTATTTTTAATAGTTATATCTTAAAATACCTTGTTCATCGTAATACATCAAATCTACAAAGTCATCATCTGCAGTAGGTGCATCAATGGAAAGTGCATTATCTTCATAATCAAGCTGTATAGCATCCTTACCACAACAAACGCCCAAAGTATATAAAAAACTGAATGTTACAATGTTTCTTGGTTCTGTTTTACATCGAACCAGTGCATTTACTACCAGTATAGTTGCGTCCATAACTTTTTCATCATAATGAGTATATGTGCACATATATTTTTGTTGTAATGAACCAATACAAGCTTTTACTGCGTTTTGAACACCGTCCCATATTTTAAGATATAATGAACTGTTTTTTAATGGTTTCCCAACTGCTTGCCATTCTCTATAAATCTTTAAAAAATCTGCCGGTTTTATGTACTGTTCATAGTCGCTCTTTCTCATAAATCTCTTTACACTCCTCAATAGTTTTTCTTACAAGTTCTTCAAATGCATAACAATCTTGAAGTTTTCTTTTAAGCTCTTCATTTTCTTGTCGTAAGGACTCCAACTCATCAAGAGCCCTTTCCAGATAAATGTCTCTAGCGTTCATAAAACAGACGATATGACTCTATATAGCCATTTTTTACTGTATTACTTTCACCTAAACTGTCCCATAAAACAGTATTGTCTTTGTTCATAACAACAAAGTGATGAAGCATTGTATTAGGGTTAAAATAATACCCAACTATAAATGAAGCAGATGCATCAAATGTTTTACTTTTTACAACAGAATATTCCAGACCTGTTAATGACCTTAAAATGTCAGTAGGCTTATTTATAGTGCAATCCCTATCCATGTAGTTATTAGAAATAAAGTGATTGTAATAAGATAGTATTTCATTTAAGTCTGGTTCCCTTTTTAATCCAAGGAATAGTAAGTCTATAAAATAACATCCATACTGATAGATGTTGTCAGCCTTTTTTCTAAGGCCTAAAAAGTCAATCTGTTTCATTGTTTATTTCTCCTTTCCTAATCTATAGTTTTTGTTTTTCAATACCAGATACCATGATATATCAGCATCAGGTGAAAGATTTCTTAAGTAGATACTGTGCCAATATAATGACTCGGCTACTTCTATTTTCAATCCAGATTTTTCTTTAATGTCTTTTACTGTCATGTTGATTTTTCCTCTTCTTCATAATGATTATAAATGTAAAGTGCATCAGCATATGAGAACGCAACATTATCCCATTCCAGTGTTTCGTCGTCTTCACCATATACCAATACACACCACAAGTTAGTAGAAAGTTGACACAGATACTTGTAAATATGTTTTCCGTGTCTGCACTTTAATACTTTAATGTCTTTCGATGTTGTTGCAACATTCAAACTCTGCCATCCTTTTCATAACATCCAATAGTCTGTCTATAACTTTTGGGTCTTTTCTGTAATACTTCCAAAGCCATTCTACCATCTCGTGAGTCTGGTGATTTAAGGCTACAAACCTGTCCACCGTTAAGACTTGGTAGTTTTCTATGCTTTCATCTAAATGATGTAAGTTCCAGACTTTATATAACTTTTTATGGGTAACATAATCTATACCATTAGATTCTTGTTTCATAAAATCACGCCATTTTTTCCAAGCAACAGTAGAACGAAACTTGGTCTTTTCTGCATTACCTTTTTTCAATGTCAATAACCTCATCATCATCTTTAACAATGTATTTTAATCCAATAGGTTTACAACATACTGGACAAATCCAGTGAAGCTTGTCCATCTCTGCACAACAAACTGCCTTTTCAATACAGATTTTACATTTAGAACATTTATATACCAGATTCATCTTTAATCCCCTTTTGAAACATCAAACCTTCGATAAAAGCACAAACTGCTATAACATCACTAGCCTTAATAAAGTCATTTTCTAAAACTTCTAAACATCCAAGGCGTTTTCTAATCTCTTTCAACTCGTCCATTAAGCTTTCTCCATTTTTTCTTTTCATCTTTTATTACTCCTGCTATTTACATTAAAAAAGCTTCGTCACTGACACTGGGAAGCAAATGTATTCTCCGCTTCTATTATTTGAAATATGGTGCAAATACATTCCATTGTCCTTAACATTATCGTCTATGATTTTTATTATTTTGTCATAGTCCAGGACCGTATAGGATATCCCATTGTTATCCGCAAAAATAAATAGCAAGTAGTCGGTCTTTTTCCTACTAGTAAAAGTCCTGAACCCGTTCTGTTTCAGTTCTATCGGTGCCTGATACAGTCCGGAAATGATTCGGTATTTTTCTGGCTCTTTATAGCACTCGTCTTTGTTTAATGAGAAATCAGGACCACAACAAATCTTTATGTCAACATTTACTACTGTGTCGTCCTCTAATGTAACAAAAAAGTCTATGCCGTCTTTCTGATTTCTTTTTGAAGTAGCTTTTTTAACGGATTGGTAGTTTGGAAATATTTGGTTCCATAGTCTGAACTTTCTAATGATTGCTTCACCAAGCATTTCCGTGGCTGCTGTAATAGTGCCATTTTCTGAGCTGACCAAAGCTCTTTTTCTGGCTTTTTCTAAGTCGATGTTGAAATCTTCAAAGTATTTTTTCTTTATGCCACTTATCATTCTATTCTCCTATACTCAGTTAGTAACACAAACAAAGATGCACCTTGTTCAAAGAGCTGTTTTATTCAAAAAGCTTATTTTCTGCCAAACATCATCATATATGTCTTTCAAGTAATCCAAATCTGTTATGCTTTCTACTTTTAGGTCTGAACGGTCCCAAAAGAATGTAGCAGTATTTTCTTTGCCTTCTCTTGAAGCAAACTCCACTGTGATACGATATCCACCCTTAGTCTTTTTTAGTTGCATATTTCTCCATCTCCTTGATTTCTTTTATAACCTTACGGCATTCATTGGCTTCTTTCATACAATCAGTTAGTTCTGATTCCAACTCTTTTATATTATTTTGTGTTTTAAGAATCTTTTTATCAAGTTCTTCCAAAACTTTATCAAGTGTGCAGTTCATGTTTTTCTTCCTCCTTATACTTAGTTAGTGATGTCTGGTGCAAAAGCTGTATATTTAGTGTTAATATTACTATTAACAATAAAAAGTAGATGCTTTTTAGAAAGTACTACTAAATATGTAAGTTCGAAACCTGTCTGTTGCTTGCCGGCACAACGGGCGACGGACGGGGAGTAAAACTATGATTTCTAAAACGAAAGAACAAATCTACACGATGCATTACATTCTGGAACAGAATAACCACCCAGGTTATAGAATGTACATGCCAACTTACCAATCTTATTACAAATCACACATAACATGCTATAAGGACGTTGAATACCGTGACATTGATAAGCGTGACCACGGATGGGCAGATGTTTGTATCAAAAGTCCAGTAGACGGAAGCTACAAATACTACAAGTTTATTGAAGTAGGTGAACCAGTATACAAGGGATGGCTCAAGAAATGGAACAAAATAGCCGATGACAAACACTTTCTTGTCATTTATACCAATGAACCGTGTATAGCGTACAGAAAATACGCAATCTATTCCTTTGAAAATGTATCAGAAAACATTGGAAAGTATTTTGGTCGTGAAGACAAGGAAAAGCATTATCTCGACAACTTTTATGCAAAAGAAGCTATTTCTATTGACTTTAGCCCTATGACATCTACAAGGAACATCAATACTATAAAGAACTGCTTTGATAACGCCGTAGATAATACATGGGAATACCTTACACACAAGTCAGAAGGTTTTGTTTACATTTACAAGAACTGGACATATTACAGTCTTCCAGACGTGTATGAAAATACTATTTACGGAATCAAATACAACAAGTATGAAGGCTTCAAAGCAGCATTTAGACGTAACAAAATAGTAGATGTTCAGAAAGTACCTGTCTCTTATCTTGATGATGTAGAATCAAATAATGAAGCTAAAGAAGTGTCTTTGCTACGCAAAGCCCCTCGTCAGCCTAAAGGCTTCCGTTCCGAATCAAGAGAACAAGAACTTTCTGGCTGCCCTAAAGCCAAATCAAGCCTTCCTGTCCTTGATATGAAACAGAAAGAATCTGTGAATCACAAATCTAAAGAACAAGAAACAAAGCCAGAGAACGAACCAAAGTCTTCTTCTATGTGGAGATATGAGAGTATCGGGTCACAATCGAAATCTATGTGGAGATATGAGAGTGTTGATGCATTTGACTATCTAAGAGCATTGATAGAAGAAGAGAACAAGAATAAGGTGATAACACCAATAGAAGTATACAAATGTAAACGAGCATAAAAGTAACTAAATAAGTATGAAGTTTGATAACATTATAGCAAATCCACCCTATGCGAAAATAGGGTGTGACATAACAAAGAAAGTAATAGAACAGAACCCAGACAGTAACTATGCAATGCTTGGGACAAGAAGCATGTTTCGGCCTTTCTATGCAGATACATTGGCTTGTGCTTTCGTACAGATAGGACGGTATGAACTTGGAACCAACCAGAAACTGGACTGGGGCGTAGAGCAAGCAATACTCCTTGCGACGAACGGATGGACAGAAGTAATAGATAACCGTAAGAAAGCTGGAGAAAACAAAGTTGGCGTAGGCTCTGTAAGACTTGACAAGGCTGCTTTCACTGACTATAGGTCATCACACTTGGTTGGCGTAGCCCAGTCTCCATGTACAATGTATGCTCAAACACACCTTAGGACATCAACTTTGGTTCAGGTAAACAAGTCCGGACCATACCTTGGTGGGGCAATGGACAGACATACGGCTAATGTAACGGACACAAAACCGACTGACGTGAAGCTACGGAACGGCTATATCTATGTTTCATTCGAAACGTTTGAAGAAGCGTGTGAATGTGCGATAGACATAGTAAGCTGGACTAATCCCACGGACTCCCATTATAGATGCATTAGGTGGGGGTTTGTTTGTGGATTGGTTCCACATTATAAATAATGGGAAGAAAACTATGACCTATGATTTTATACTTATGAACCCTCCATATTCCGTTGGTAATAAAGTCACTTTGACTGCAA